TCCGTAAAAAACGGTTCTCCGGGTCGTTCAGAAAGGCTTTCATTCGTTTCTGGTCTACCACCGCGAACCCCCTCATAATTCCCTTCACATTCAGGTCTGCAATGACCGAATTGGGAATCTCCGCTACACGCGCACCATTACCCCACCGGGTGCGTTCATCTGTTTGGTTATAAGAAGCCTTGTTAGCCTCTAGAATTGGTGCGACGTTTTGTTCGTCCCTGATGACAAGCCCGCCATCTTCGTCCGCAAACCAAGTACGCTTTCCTTCTATCGTTAATTCTTCAGCCAGCTTTTGCATATTTACCCCGTAAAACCGACGGTGGGAATTACCCACCGCCGATTCTATCACAAGTTACGCTGCTTTGATGTCAAAGATACCGCCGTGTGCTTTCTCGTTACGAACTTCGAGGGTCAGTTCGGCAAGAATCTGAGTCTTGTCAGAGTCGCCGGTACGGGCCAAGTCGTTCGTCTGGAAAGGACGCAGGTACGCGAGTGCTGCGTACTCGGGGTCAAGCATCAAGGCATCGGTTGTCCGCATGAAGCGGTCAGGAACGATGCTGATGAGGCCGAAGTCCGAGAGGTAAGCACCTGCTGCGGCAACGATAGTCGTTGGCTCTGCGCCGGTGACGTAACGCTGTGCAGCAACGCCGGTAAAGCCAGACACAGTTGCCTTCAAGCCTGGGGGAACAACCAGAAGTTTTGGTGTGCCGCCGTCGGAGAAGATTTCCTGTGCAACGCTTTGCAGCATCGACTCAAGGAAGGTACGGGTTGTGGTGTCGGAACGGATGTCCGAACCGTCGCCTGTCGGGTTTGTACCAGCCGAACCCTTGGATACGTTGCTGGTGATGTAAGAAAGGAGCGAACCTAACTTACGAGCGCCAGAAGTAGCCGTACCGTTGGTCTTGGCTTGGTTAGCAGTAATGATGGTCTCGATGTCGCGCTTGATTTCAGAAGCGGCTTTAGCCAACTGGTAAGCCTTCTCAGACTTACGACCGGCCTTGTCTACTGCTTCCAAAGTGCCCGAAACCTGAACGGTCTTGCCAACGATTTGCGTGAAGTTGCCAACACGGGTCGTGGGAGCCAACGAAGAAGCTGCTGCGTCGTCACCTTCAATCAGGGCGTTAGCCGTGGTTGCGGCGGCGAGAGCATCAGTCTGCCACTCGTGGTTGGTCTGGGTAGCCTTGGACTTGCCGATGGACGACATGATAGGCGTGTCTGTGGGGCTGATGTCATAAATGACGTTTGCTAAGTCTTCGCGTACACCAACCGAGGTGTAGCGCAGGTAGGTATTTGATGGGACTGCCATTTTCTAATCTCCTTAGAGGAATCGTTCAAATAAGGCCGCCGCGTCTCGCGGGCGACCAGACTGTTTAAGTTGCTTGGTCAATTTCTTGACCGCCTCTCCGTCCTTATCAAGGCGCTGAGAGCCAACCCCAGGTGCTAATGACTTGGGAGCCTCTGCGACCCGTTTCTGGACAGCAGGTTTTGACTTCTGCAATTTATCGAATTGCATAGCCCGGTACAGAGTTAAGACGGCGCGGTGGTCGTACACCTGCGACAACTCTTGGTCTGACCAGCCTACCGATTTTGCGTAATCCCGTATCTCCTTGCGGATAACCTCGCCTTTTACCTCGTCGCTAAAGTCAGGGATGGCAGAACGTAAACGCTCGGCTTCCTGTGCGATATGGGCTTTCAGTCGCTCTTGGTTCTCTGCGACCTGCTTGGCTTGGACGGATTCGCGTTCGGCGCGGACAGCGGCGAGTTGCTTTTCTCGTTCCATGTTCTCTGCCACCTTGATTGCGTACCCCACGGGGTCGTTATCTTTTAGGGCGGTCAGGTCTTCCGTTGGTTGTGTCAACATCTGCTCGATGACTTGCAACCGCTGGGCGTAAGTGTCCCGAAGTTTGGCGGCTTCCTCTATCTTCGTGCGCTCGGATTCGACTGCCTTGCGCTGCTCGGCTAGATTCTGCGTCTTTTTAGTGTAGTCAGATGTGCGTGAATAGCCCTTAATCAGTTCGTCTAAGTCCACTTCGAGTTCTTCGTTGTCAACCTTGACACGAAACCTTTGTGGTTCTTGGACTTCTTCTTGGACTTCCTCGCCTTGCTCATCCTCAGATTCCTCGGCTTGCGCCTCGTACTCCTCGGTCACTTCTTCGGCTTGTGCCTCGGCTTGGCCTTCCGGCTGCTCTGGTTCAAGCATCCCAAAGATTTGAGCTGCTGCATCGTCTACTGTTTTTGCACTCCCTTGCGGGTTGGTGTCTTCCATTTGGAACTCCTACTGTGGTTAAAAAACCATAAACTTGCGTTTCTTATCTATCTCCTTGTTGGCAGAGATAGACCGGAGTGACGCAATAAATTCTTCTAGCCCCTTGAGTTTTAGACGCTCGCGTTCACGAACATCTACGTCCTCGTCAGAACTGTCTAATATGTTGGAAATATACATCAGGCGTTGCTTTTCTACAACACCCATAAAGAACTCGTCGTTCAGGAGGGCTATTGCCCGTTCTGTTTCGTTCAACCAGGTATCTCCACGTTGCCCGTAATCTGCGCCCCAATCTTGGCGGCTTTAATCTGTGCCTCGGCTTGGAACTCTGCCGTCTTGAGTTGCAACTGTGCGGCGGCCTTCTCGCGCTCCAACTGAATCTGGGCGGCGGCTTTACCCTTGGCAATCTCGATGTCGTTTAGAGCCTTGGCGCGGTCAATCTCAATCTGGGCTTGGGCTTGTTGCATCAGAGCCGCCATAGCGGGGTCAGGCTGTGGTTGCTGTGGCTGGAGCATCTGCTGCTCCATCTCAGGCGTAATCTCGCGGAAGAACTCGTTGGTATCCTTGAACCCTGCGGACTCGATGAATCTTCCGAGGGTATTGCGGTACTGGCTTGGGGAAACAAGCGGGTTAGCCATACCCATCTGGGCGAGAATCTGCTCTTGCTTTTGCAGGATTGCGGCTACCATCGCCATCTGTTGCTCACGGTTGCCGGTTCCCAGACCCACGTTTACCGTCAAGTCGTACTCGTTGCTCCACTCGCGGGGGTCGATGGACACGAACTTGCCACGCATCCGCACGATTCTTTCCTTGTCCTGATACTTGCAGACCAAGTGCAGGATGTGCTTGAACAGGTCTTTTACCCCAGTCTCGGCAAATATCCGAGCGATTAACTCAACCTTTGCTGCACCTGCGTTCTGAACCATTGCCACGGCGGTAGCGGTAGCGTTTTGCAGGATGTTGGGGTCTAAGCCCTGAGAAGCCTGTGTAACGCCTGTGCGCTTCTGTTGTACCTCGTCCATGTAGGCAAGCATTGGGAAGGCTTGACCCGCGACCAATGGGACGGCAAGGGGCGTGATAGCTGCGTTGTTCTTGACCCGAACTATGCCGCCAGGTGTGACTGTGAGCATATCGTCTAGGTTGACCTGACCATCTACCACCGCCATCCGAGCGTTGTTAGAAAGATACAGGTTGTCCAACATCTGACGGGTAATCGTGGTCTTAATCTTCTGGATGTCCACAACCCTGTCTGCAAGGCTATGCCCGAAGAACTTGTGGGGCATGGGGATTGGGCAGATGGAGCAGAACGGGATGAAGTCTGCTTCCTCGTTCTCTAGGATTGTGCCGCCAGCGTAAAACACCCTGCGGAGTTCGGCAATGCCGTCCTCGTCGTAGTCTGTCCTGATGTAGCACTCAAACGTCTCAATCTCGTCCATGCTGGTATCGAGGCTGGGGTCGTCTGGTTGCTCGCCGTTGGGGAACCGCGCAACCCTCTCAGGGGTGAACGTCAGGTCGTCGTAGGCGGGCAGAGCGTCAATATCGTCAGCCTTGAATCCCATGCTGATTAGTTCGGAACGTGTCGTGAGCCTACGGTGAGCCACGAACGGGGCATCCGCAATCCGGCGGGCTTTCTTGGAGATTAAGAACTCCTCGGGCGGTACGTTCTCGACCTTGACCGAACCCTTCTTGTCTATCTTCTTGACCGTTACATCGTAGGCGAACACGGGCTGCATCATAGGAACCGGTGGGGGCAAACCTTGAGCCATCGCTTGCTGAACCACCATCGGGTCAACAGGCATTGGTACTTCGCCAATCTGTGTCTGCTTTTGCTTGACTACTTCCATCTGCCCGTCAGAGAGCAACATGGTCAGTTCTTCCTCGGAGAGGTTCTGATACTTCTCCTTGTCAACCGAGGTCTCGTCGTTCCACCAGACCTTGATTACGCCGTTCTTTTGCAGGAGCG